GCAGTTTTGGACAATCTAAAAGATCAGATTGATTCGAATTCTACATCAGCGGATGTCATCTCCGCATTGAAGGAAGAAGTCAAGGATTTGACCGAAGCCTTCAAGAACGACGTTGAGCAGGAAGCTAAACGTTTTAAGGCTGAAAAAGACCTCGATGACAAACTGCTTTGGGCTATGTATAGTGCCCAAGGCCAACACTTCACTTATCATCCAGTGATGAGCGACGAAGTGATACGCGAGATAAGGCGTTTAAACGGTGTTAAATTTGATTTGTTTAACCTTGTGGTAACACTTATGACATTTGCATTTAGCATGTTCGTATCATGGACCTTTTCAGTGTTTAATTACTGGATAATAGTACCTTGGTTCTGGTTACTATTGATCGCCCAAAGAACCACTCACTTCGTGGAGTTCATGTCTCATTCATTTGAGTTCTGGTGTTTTGTTGTGCTAGGATCATTTGATCATAGAATCTCCATTTCTATCGAAGTGACTTTGCTCTGTTATAGGATCGGAGTTTTATTATTCTGTTATTTCTGGGGTACGTTGTCCTGGAATTTTAACGAATATTATTTTCCTATAATAACTCTAACTAAACGTCCGGACTATTATGCTTATAATAGTGTCGAGGGAAAGCGGTTTATGACTGATCCAGGCGAGGATTGGTATACGCACGTTGATGTTACGATCAGTAGAGCACTGGTCAAAGAAGTGAACAATTTCAGAAACATTCACTTTCAAAACGCCAAGGTGGAATTCAAATATCATGTCTACGGTACTATGGATGTACGTGACTATACCAGGGTATTTGTAGACGGAACATTGTACAAAAATCATGATCGACTAAATGTTCCGATATCGCTGTCATTACTTTATGAACTTATGAATATGAGAACTCTAACACAATTTCTTGATCCAAAGGAAGTTAGAGTAAGACTCAATCAGTATGCAGCAACCACCCAATCTTTACCATGCGATAAGTTCGATGTCAACATGACTTTAATGTTGAGTGACACTGTAGAACTCGCGTTTATGTGGATCATGTCACGCCGTGAAATAATAGTTGCGAACCAGCAAACTTTTTATCGCGGCGTGAACGCAATCTAAAAAGATTGTGTTCCGTCGGCAGTTCTGTTAATGATATTCACACTAGCTATTTGATACCTCCCCTACCAGAAGCGAAAAGTGAAGTGAAGTTCATTCAACAGAAGACTGTCGATGTCAGCCGCCGGTTGATAGGTAGAGAGTCAACTGGTATCCACATCGGATCAAATGAGTTCGGGGTGTCAAGGCCCTATAGGAACCATGATCTTGATAGTGGGAGAGCTGGCGCCGTCCAGATATTGGCAAAAGCGGCCCCGCCAATCTCGAAAAAGGGGAAACACTTATTCCGATTTTATGTCCGGGAATTTTTGTCTTTATTTCTCAAGCCACTGGCATCTGATGTGGATTTGGGATTTGAAGAGTGGTTAGCAAGAACTAACTACACGGAGGTGCGGAAAGAGCAACTTCGTCAAACTTTCAATAAGATCGAAGGCAAATTTAATAAGAAATATATGCGAGCAAAGTGCTTCATGAAGGAAGAGGAATATGATGACTTCGTGAAGCATTTGAGAGGAATTTTCTCACGGTCTGATGAAATTAAAGTTCTCTTTGGCCCTTGTGTCAAGGCGATTGAAGATATTTTGTATCAATGCCCTGACTTCATCAAGCACGTCCCTGTTGCTGATCGACCCAAGTATATTTCTG